ACACGGAGGTCATGATTAATATAAATATTGCATATTAATTAAAGCTCTTCTATTTGCATATAGAAGAGCTTTAACTATTTTAGCTTCACATACTAAAACTTTAGAATTTTGTATACTTAAAAATTAATAACTCTTATGAATACAACTGATTGTATAATCGGCAAATCCAAAAGTACAAATTTTTAAGGCAATGCAGTGCAATACGGAGTTCGTTTTTAAAAGGCATTTAATTAGTATTTAAATGCCTTTTAAATTGTATTTAAACTATGTAGTTGATGTCTCCCACTTAAACAACATCATATCAGTATAGCTGGAGCTTTGATTCATCGTTGTAAAGTGTGTTTTAATATCAGCCTTATCAAAAGGATTTACAGCTCCTGTATTGTCTCCAATCCATTCACATAACTCAATAATACTACTCTTATTTGATGTGAAATAAAAGTAATTTTGATTTTGTAGTACTTTGAGTACATCTAAATAATCCTTCAACTTCCAATAATTATCACTGGCATAAGTAGAACAATCTGTTGATAGGTATGGAGGGTCTATTAAGAACACCACTCCTTTACAATCTTTATACTTTTTAAATAACTGCTTATAATCCAAGCTAACCACTTCTAAGCCTCGTAAATAATCCTCAGCTGAAGCAATAGGAGTTATCCTAACTCTATTGTACAAAGTTTCCTTTTTTAATTCACTAAGGTTCAATACATATTTCATACTAAACAGCAACGATGCTGATAATGTAATGTAGTCAACAAAACCTTTTTCTTTGGCTATGCGCTTAATTATCTTTTCTTTAGTGCTAGTATCAATTTTTGTTTTGCGTTGAACGTGCGCAACCAAAGGACGTAAATCATCGAGGATTCTGTTGGTTTTTTCAATGGAATTCAATCGCTCACGGTAGTTGTCATAATCGTTATAAACAACTTTAGCTGTTGGGTGTGTATCTTTTGCCACTCTACTTAATAAACCGCTTCCACCAAATAGATCTACATATATTTTTGGAGGTTCTTTTGTTGATAATTCATTTTTAAACACTTTTATAAAATTTCTTTTTTGCCCAACAAAAGGCAAAGGTGCTGTACTGTAATTTTTCATTATTATTTAATCATTTATTCGTTTATATTTGTATCCTCTTACCACTTGAAACAATAAAAGCCAACGACAACTAGAAGACTTTGTCCTCCAGTAGCCGTTGGCTCGTTTGTTTAAAAAAGTGGTAAGAGATTTTTTTAATGCTGGAGGGCTTTTTTAAACCTGCCTTCCTAAGGTTTCATAATATTAATTCGGTATTTTTATTTGCCTACTATAAAAGAAACCTCCAATAAGTCTAATTACATAGTGAGTTAAATAGTTTTTAATTTTCTTTTTAGGCGCTAAAATGTTGCGAGTTTTTAAACGTAAATCATCGGCATATTTACGAGCTTCATAGCTACTGCCATTAAAACGTATTATTTCTTCAGCTTGAGTTACCCAAAGGTAATCGTGAATAATATCTGCAATTAACGCTTTGTCCATTGGTTTAATTATGCTCCACAACCAACTTGGTATACTACTTAAATCGGTTTGAAAACCTTTAGGAATAATTATAAGCCTACCTTCAGGTAGTAAGATTGCAATATCTTCAAATATTTCAAACGTGCGCTCTCCTGTTGCTGTAGGTAAATACGCTAATGGTATTTTTGGTACTGTTATAAGTGGGTAAACTTTCATTATTGTAAATTCATTATTATTAAGTCCTTCACAGTAACGCCATCCATACCTATTACATCTTTATTAAAGTAACCTAAAAGAGTTGTGTCGGTTTCGTTTGTTAATGCATTAACTAACGCAGTTTTATCACCAGTTTTTAAATAGCTTTCATAATCAGCTGTATATGCATTGTAAATCAAACTGTACAATTGCGGATTATGACCTTGCAAAAAGTAATCTGCATTATAACGTTCTTTCTCTAAAATTTGCATTTGCTTCATACTTGAATAACCTGTTATAGTTTCTCCAGTAGCAACATCGAAAACAGGAATAAGACTAAAGTAGTATGGTTGTAACTTTTTAGTGTACCCAACTTCTCCTACCCAGTCTATGTATAAAATTTCTTTTTGAATACCAACAAAGACATTTTCAATTCCTTCTTTAGTTTCAAAAAGTTTGTGATACATAATTCGTATAGCTTCTTTGTTTTTACTTCTATCGTAGTAGCTTTTAGAAATTTTTTGCCCTTTCATATCATAAATAGGCTCTTTGCTATACAAAAAAGGTAAATTATCGAAAGTAATATCTGTTACAGTATTAGCTGATGTTTTATACTTGTCCAAATAATAATTTAGAACTATTTGTATTTTTTTCATAATTTAATTTTTTAAGGATGTATTACTAATCTGATATTGTCAAAATCAAACTCTTTAGGTCTGAAGTCTGCATATATCGCTCCTAATGGAATTGTATTTATCACTTTTGGAGTATTACCATCAACTGAAATTGTAAAAACATCATCTATTCGAGATATTTTTATTATTTTTTTACAATAAGTATCAACTGAAGCATAAGTTGGAGATGAAGAATAATTAAAATAAACATTATCTCTATCTCTTATACCTAAATAATTATATCCATCTGAACCTCGATAATTAAAAATTAAATATAGCTCTTGGGTGTTATCTGCTAGACTTCTTAAATAAAATTTTTCATTTTCTCCTATAATATCAGGAGCTATATTTAAAGGGCTTTTTGCTCTTGAAAAATATAAAGAAAAATTTACATTTGTTGGTATTTGAAAGGTTGGACTGTCAAGGTTTACTTGAAAGGCAACATCTCCCAATGTTGATATAATTTCTCCATCTTTTGATAAATCAGGATTACCACTTATTATAGTATAATCCACTTCTTTTGGTTTAGAAACATCTCCTTCAATAATAAATAAAATTTCAGAAAATGTTACCTCTAAACCATTATTTAAAGTTACATCAAATAATCCTTCTATTGCTCCAGTAGTAATGTTACAATGTATTTCGTTATCGCTAATAAATGTTGCATAATTAATTGTTTGCCCTTGCACAATTATTGCATTAGGATTGTTAACTATATCACACATTTCTGGTATAAAAAAACTACCTTTTAATATAAAATTACCTGTTGTACTGGGTAAATGGCTATCTGGTATTAACTCTTCTAAATATGGTGCTGGTGCTGTTGCAATACTATACAATTTTACATTTCCGTTTTCATCTGTACTTAGTACTTTGTTATGTGGTATTTGTCCGTCATTTCGTGAGTTTGGGTATGCAGGCGCTTGTAACTCTCCTTCCCAAGCTTGTTGTTTAGTAAATGGCGTTGGCAATTGGCTTTCAGTTGCATAAGGATCATTTCCAGTTAAGCCATCATTAACAGGTATTTGAGAGGTGCGGCTAATAACTTGAGCCGTTTCGCCTCCAGTATCAGGTTGTCCTGTAGCATCAAATAGTTGTACTTCATCTATACTATAATTTTTACCTTTAGGGAAAAAGAACCATTGAATTCTTGTAAACTCTATATCTAAAAGTGAAAAGTCTTTAAAAGGAACTGATACAACTTGATGCTCATTAATTAGAGTACCATCAAAACCATAAACACCACTTTGTATGGTTGGAAAATTTGAAGTAATACGAGTATCACCATTGTAAAGTACAATCCAAATTTTATCTGAAGCAGCCCACGCATTTTCTAAAAATAGTTTAAATTGAAGTGTTCCGTCAGGGTCAATTTTTTTTGCTACTGAATTACTTAAAAATAATGATTCATATTTTACACTATTACTTACAGTTACAGATTTAAGTCCTGAACTTGGGTTTGATGCTCCATCTACATTAATTGAACCCGCTGAATAAACCGCAGCATTCCACTCACCACCAGCTTCTCCTAAATTTTCATTATAAATAGCTGTAGCAGTTACACCATCAGGTTCAGTTGCTCCTGCTTTCATTAATCGCCAAGTGATAAACAATTCAGTTGCTATATCAATATCTGGAGGTGAAGGGTTACCTTCAATTCCTTTTTTTACAACTGCCTGAGATTGGTTATTAATAGCAACTGTATCAGCTCTATCTTCAGCACCACCTACATCTAATTGAACATCAGTTAATATAGGCGTGTCAAAATATTCATCGGCTATTACATATTCATAAATAAACAAGCGTATAATTCGGTTTGGTAAAATAGCAAAATTCCCTCTTATAAGTCGCGAACCTGATAATGGGTTACTTGCATTAATTTTTGCAACCATCTCATCAGTAAGGTTATTATCGCTTAATTCTTTTCCTGCTACTTTATCAACTTTAGCATCAAATAATGCACTATGGGCATCTGCTGCAATTGTATGATTTGCTAATGCTTCAGCATCTGCCTTCTCAAGCAATATTTCTGTTAAGTTTTCAATTTTGTCAGCAGGGATTAATTCGTCTTTATGCCAAAAACTATCCCACGTATCCCAAAATTGTGCTTGTGTTGGTTTTAAACCAGTTTTAAACCAGTTTTTTATTGTGCTTAAATTTACTTTTGCCATAATTATACTCCTTTAAATTGTATGAATCCTACTACTTTAAAAGCAGGTCTATTGTCTAAAGATTCACTAGAACCACCACTTGAAATTGTACCATTAATAGCTAATTCAGGAATTGTTAAAACTTCTGTATCTCTAACATAACTGCTCTCATCACCTTCAACAATCCTATCTGTGTGACCATCTGGCCATCCATCACCATCATCACCAATATACTTGCTAGGAACTTGCTCAGGAACTGTAACTAAATTATGATTCAAATCATAATCAGGTAAATTACCTTTAGTTAATGTTACATCATTTAAACCTCCTGTTTTACCAATAGCGTCATAATCGGCTGTATCAGGATTGTACGGTACTGGGAACTTATCTCTTAAGTCCATAGTTCCGTTAGTTCCATCCATTAAATACCATCCCCAAGGAATTTTTGCAATATCACCTGCATACATTCTAACTTCATCAACAAACAAAGCCGATGTTAATGGATAAGCTCGTGTAAATTCGCTCCAATTAACTGCATTAATTCCTGTGCCAAATGTTGCGTAACGTGTATGATACACATCTTCAGTATCACCATCTTCAAACTCAACCGCCAATGGTTCATCTACAATAATAATTTTAGATTGTGCAGCACCACCTCTAAACTCAAGTAATTCTCCATTTAAATAAATAATACCATCTGTTATTGTTGAGCCTACAACATTACAACCTTTAATAATGGATTTTTCACCAACTATATCACCAAGCGACTGCAATAGTTTGTATGCTTTTTGCATTTCGTCTAGCGTTTCAGTTTCTAATGGAAAACCGCCTGTTTTGTCAAAATCTATATGATTCATATCTTTTCAATTTTATATCGTTTTACACCTTCTTTATAAAAGTTGATGTGTGCTTTTAATTCGTCTAATTGACTGTCTACAATTGCGCTAGGAACAAACACAATAAAATCAACTCCAGTTCCTTCATAATCTAATCTTGAGCGCAAATACATTGTGCCTAAGTATTTTGGTTTTTCCTCAGCTCTTGTATAAATATATTCTCTAGTATAACGGCGACCATTTCCTATATAAATACGTCTTAAACTTGGATCAAAACTATCATTTAAAGATTTTCGTAAATAACAAACCTGACCTGTATGCGCCAGTTTATACAAGTTACTTTCTCTTAATTTTAGCCAATTATCATATATTGTTATAATTGGTTGTAACAATGCTATTACGTAACCTAACAAAATAGGTGTACGCCATTCAATTGGCGTAAAATCAACAGCTAAAAATTTCCAATTAACTTTGTACCACATACGTTATATTGTCAAATGTTGTTATTTCAAAATAGCCACTTTCAGGGATTCGTTTTACGTTAAATTGTGTAGCAATTCCATAATCATCAGTTAAAGGATCTATCCAACTACTTGAAGCTTCAAATACTGTAGCAATTTTAACACCTTCAACTAACTGTAATTTATCTACCAAACTTTGCAGTGTTAATTGCCCATTAAATGGCAATTCTTTCATAAACTCATTAAGTGCATCTTCAACAGGCATACCACCATCTAAAATACTTTGCCCTTGTAAGTTTATAACCAATACATCAACTTCAATTTCTATGGTTAAATTCAGTTTATCGGCTAAATAATTGATAACTCTAACTCGTGCTCCTGCTCCTTTAATTTCTTCAAAATACGCTTCAATACTTATTTGTGCATCTGCTGATATTTGGGATAAAACACCGTTAGTTTCTCCAGCTATTTTTACAATAATTACACTTTCTAAATCACCATCTTTAACAGCTGCATATTTAATAATTTTTGAAGCTTCAATTTCTTCATCAGTTCTACCTTCATTATTAAATTTGTCAGTATCTGTTATTAGATCAAACCCATATTGAAAATTATAAGCCATTGTTCTATACCATGGAACAGTTAAACTTTTTTGATTATCAAGAGCTTCTTTAAATTCTGCCTTTCCTAAATTGAATAAAGTTTTTAATACTGAAATTGCATATGAAACTATGTATGCAAATAAGCTATATCTTGCAGTTTTACTTGTAGAGTTTAATGGATTTAAATTTTCATTATCTCCAACCGCAGTCATTATTTCGTTGTATGTTTCTTCTGTTTGATCCATTATCTTACTATAAATGTGTTACCAATAATCATATAACCAATTCCATCAGGTACATTAATTAATTCTTCAAATTTTTCAATACTATCAGAAGTTGCTGGTTTAATAGTGTTTCTTGAATAGAATTTTGAAATCTCACTATTTTCATAAGTACTTACTTCAGGTAATTCTAGTTCCTGTCCTGATATTAATTTATCCGTAATACTTAAACCGTTTAAAAGTGCTATTTCCATAGCACTTTCAGCAGATCCAAATACTTGAATTGAAAGGTCAAATAAAGACTGATTATTTAGGACTGTTACTGTCATTTTTTAAATCAAATTGTTTGTAAAATTTATTGTTTACAATGCGTAATAATTTACCTGCAAATGGAAACTCTAATACGTCCAAATTTTCTAAAAGAGATATTAATAATTGCCATATAATTACTAATAGCGCCGTCCAATACAACCATAAGAATGGATCTATTTCATAATTAAATATTACAGGAAATTGTGTTCGCCTTTCAAAAGTGTTTAATATAAAAAGGATAGCACTGTAAACAGCCAATTTAAATAGCATTCTCCCAAGTTTTTTACTTTCATGTTTTTCACCTTTTTTATAAGATGCCTGAACGCCTGACCACCATTCTAAACCAATTAATACCGAATAAGCAATTAAGAATACCCAGTCAACTCCAAAAATAGTTTCGAAAAAAGCTAAAACAGCTGATAATTTTATCATCTGAAATGTCATAAAACCAAAGGTTGAAACCTTAAACTCTGTGTAACTTTCAAATCCTAATCCTTGTAATAAAAAATTTATTTCTTTCATTTATACGTTTATTTTTAATTTTTCAATTCCTTCAGTTAAATCAATTGTTGGGTTTTCATAATTATCAAACTCCAGCTGAAGCTTTAGATCTCTTTTAAATTTACTTTGACTCAAATCATCAACAGTCTTCAGCTTTTTTGTTGCTTCAAAACCCAATAGAGGATGCTGTTTAAATTCTCCTTTAAATGATCTAAAAATATCTATCACATGTTCAGTATCACTTTCACCAATTACAAAATCGCCATCAACAATTTTTAGATCTCCAGTTGCTTCATCTATTAAAAAATCAGTTCTCATTATTATTCTATTGTTGAAATTACTTGAACACCATTATATCCAATTCCTATTGCTTGTCTTCCAATTGTAAACTGAGCAATTAAGCTAGCTTGAGCAACTGCTATTGCTCTACGAGCTTCAGCTGGAGAAATATCAGTTCTATCAGACCAATCATCATAAATTTGCTCCAGTCCATCTGCTAATTGTGCTTCTGTAATTGCTGCCATTTAAACTATCTTAAAATGTTATTTAAACGCTGTTTAATTGCTGTCATCTCAGTAACGTTTATTGTTTTACCTTGTATCACCACTATCTTAGAAACTTCATCAATCCAATCACCTAAAACAGTATTTAAATTATCTCCTTTATTGTCAATCTTCACACCGTCAGTATTGCACTCAAAAACACATTCATCAATTTTTAAACTTATTTTTTCAATTTCACTACATCCTAACAAATAAGCTTCTGAAGTATCATTTTCAATAATTCCACATAAAACGGTACTTCCTTTTTTTGGTGTTATTTTAAACTCATTTTCAACAACTGTTAAAATGGCATTGAACCGAACCTCTAGCAGATCAGGCATTCCATCACGCTCAACATCTATTGAATTTTCATTCACATTTTTTACAATTCCTGAAGTAATGATCATCTTTTCATTTTTCTTCAGTATTGCTTCAACTGCTTTTGTAAATGCTGTCATATAACTTTTTTAACTCTTAAAATAACACCAATACCAACCAACAAAATAAATATACCTCCAACCCAAGCTAACCACTTTACAACCTTTGGAACATAGCTTACAAAAGTGTTAATGGTTGTTTGTAATTCTGTATGTAATTCTCTTCTTATTTCAATTTCCTTTTCTAACAATGCTATTTTTAGCAGTAGCTCACCTTCATGACAGTCGGCTATTATTTTATCTCCTTCACGTCTCAAGCTCAAGCGCAATCTATTGGTAGTTTTTACTATTTCCTTTTCAGTAATATCTTGTATTCTCGCTGTCAGTTTTAAAGAGTCAGCTGGTACTACAATTAAGGTGTCTCTTGGTATAATACGCTCTACAACACTTACAGAATCTTTTACAATTCTTTTTTCTGAAGTAACTATTGGTTCATTCGTTTTACAAGCTGAAAACAAAATTAAAATCATTAATATCTTTATAACTCGCATATCAATTGTCTTAAAATATTAGCGTATTTTTCTTCAGCATCTATAAATTCAACACAATCAGCTGGGTTAGATCCAAAGAAAGGTTCTAACAAAATTGCTGGAGAGTGAATGCCCATTATAAAAGTGCCTCCACGTTGTTTTTTGGAGGTGATTGGAATCAAATCACGTTCACGAGATCCAAACTGCTGGTGACATAATTCTATAAATCTTTTACCTACAGCTTTTGTAAACACATTTGTAATATAATGTAGTGCCGTTGCTCCGTGTGCTTTGTAGTGTTCAAACGAGTTAAAATGAAGCGATATCACCAAGTCATATCTACGTTTGTTAATTTTGTTAACTACTTGTTTAATTCGGTAACCTTCAGAAACACCAAAAGTATTTGGTCGTTCATATACATCAGCAATGTCTGTTAAATAAGAAGCTACTTTTCTCATATAATCATACTCTGTAACATCCATCCATTCGCTATATGCACCTTTTCTGTTACTTCTATGTCCTATTAATATTGCTACTTTATTCATAATTTTAAACTCAATTTATTAATTCTTAAAAAGCCAGCTGTACCGTTAAATTTCTTTGTCACACCTTCAATTAAATATTGTCCATCACGCTCACTATTTAAATAGTTAGGATCTGTAATTTCAAAACTTTCTCCAGCTTTAGTTCTTGGAATACCCCACGTTGGTATGTTACCTTGGTAACCATCAAAATTCAAGCTCTTGTAATTTTTTTCGGCTAATTCTTTTAAAGCATCCTTTGTTTTATTCATAAAATGAAGTGTGCGCTGCGCTCCTCCTTTATCTCCAAAATCTTCCTGAAGACGTTCCCCATTTTTATTAATAGAAATTGCTTTCAGTAATATTTTAAAATCTTCTTTTCTTACAAACTTTAAATCATTTTGTTGCGCTCTTACATTCCTGTTTATGTTAATTTCATGTACTTTTTGAGGCTTTAAAGAGATTGGAAAACCAACCTGAAGCACCTTGTTTACAAAACGTGAATGAAGCCCATAATCTTTACGTAAACGGTTTAAAACTTGATAGGCTGATTCATTATTTATTGTAAATTTTCCCAGGGAAATATCATCTATAATATCATGATCATAATCAGGTGCAATAAAGTTTAATAATTCCTGGAGACTGATACTTAAAAATGCCTGCATAAAATTTGACTTTCGCAAAAAATGCATCTCATCTTCACATTCAATTACTAAAGGTATATCTGCCGAAATACTACTTACATATCCTGTAAATTCAGTTTCAATATCATCATCATAACCTAGTTCAATGGTTACAGGATCATCAACTTTTATAAAGTCTAAAATGTTTTTACCAGCAAAAGAGGCTGATTTTCCATTTACAACAGCTTCACGATATTCACGAGGTAAAATAATTGTTCCCTTGTCTTCAAGTATTTTAATACTTTCTTCAATAGTAATGCTGTTAACGTGTTCAATAACTACATTTCCAAGTGTTATTTTACACATCATGTTGTAGTATAATGATATCATATATTAGGGTTTAATAATGTAAACCCTACAGGCTTTATACTACGAGCTGTTAATGTAAATTGTTGTGTATCTTCAAAACCTTGTACACCTTTAATTTCAAAACTCTTAAAATATATGCTTGATATTGATTTGTCAAAGAACTGTGTTCCTGCTACGTCAACTACACCATTGTATTTAAATAAATTGTATAGTTCTCGTACTTTTTCTTCAGGGTATTGGTGATTTTCTATATCTATTAATAAGCCTCTAATTCTTATTTCAAAAGGCTTTGTTCTCCAGCGTTCAACAACATCGCTGTCCGTACCGTTAATTTCAGTAACAATATGTTGTTTTTCTTGCGTAAAACTTAGTAATGGAGGTGGAGCAATAATGTTGTTATTAGCTTCCGTGCCTCCAGTTATAAAAGGAATGCTTCCAAATTTCACTTCATTGTTTCCAAACTCAAACTCAAGCTCTTCAAAATCATCTTTAGATTTTTCATAAAAATCAAGGCTATACCCTTTTTCATCACGGTGTACACTAACTGCTTTTGGTGTGATGGTTGATGCCAACCTACCAAAAGCAGCTGCGTATCTGTCCGACAAGGATATTGTTATTAACGTCATTCTAACATTTTTTTCATGCTTGATCCTAAAACTCCAGTTTCAGCTAAAAACTTCACTTGAGCCCATTTTATAGACCATTCAGTATCATTTAATTTATCAGGAAAAGGCACATGTAAAAAATGACTTATGTAAGCATCAATTTTATAAATAGCATCCTTTTCTGCTGAAAAATGAAGTCCTGAACAGTCTAAGAGAACTTTTTTATGTTACCCTGTCCTATTGGTATTAAATCAGCCAATAAGGCAACAGTTGTGTTAAACATAAAATCATCAGCTTCAATTTGCTCACGATTTGAAAGGATACAACCTCTTACTAAAATTTCTTGAGCCTTTTTAGGATTTGCATCTGTCCACTTCATATATTGCCCTAAAACATTTCTCGAAGGAATTACAGCAGTTACTTCAAGCATACTTGTTGCTGCTTCAGTTGTTGGAATTTCTAAAATTCTCAAATTATCTTTACCGTACTTTTTTACAAGTGCTTCTTTTTGATCTTTATTCATAATTCTTATACGTTGTTATATTTAATATCTAATACAAATAAATCGTACTGCTTATTTAAGCCCATATCTCCAGTAACTTCACGTCCTTGGTTTTGAAACTTAGCAAGTATCGTATCGTTCACAATATCATTGTACTCATTTACAAGAGATACATTGATAAAAAACGGTTTTGCCTTCAATAAATCACCTCCTAATGATTTTTCAATAGGTGAAATATCTTGTACCATTAAAGTCATTGTACAAGTATCAGTAATTTTACCTTTTGACCAAGAAGTTGCTTTCTCCTTCAGCGTATGGTTTAATTGATGCTCCTGTTCTGTTGTATATGAAATCTCAACAATATCCGTTGGAATTCCTGCAATTACAACATCAGCATCAGCACTATCATACGCTTTATTGTTTCTAATAACTGTACTCATTACAATGCGTTTTTAAGATTAGAAGTACCCTCAATAGCATTTACATGTCCGTAAGGCACTATTTTATAAGTTACTTTCAATAATTTTTCAATAATTAAATCACTTTCAGGATCAACAACTGTTTGACCAGCTGAAATCTCTTTTCTCTTTTCCATATCACCAAAAACGGTATCACCTAAATTTTCAAAGTTTTTTACAACTCCTATAGGTAATTTTCCTGTTTTAGGATCTACTGGTTGCGAAGTCTTTACTTTTGGAAGTAATACAGTTCTTAACAATCTACGAGCTTTATCGTGCGTTCTACCGTAAGAAATTGAGTGATCGTTAATGTTACCTTCAGCATCAATAATAATTTCAACACAGGTATGATCTCCATTCCAGCGAACGCCTGCCATACCAACATAATCAACTCCAAAAATGTAACCTTTGTCTTCCAAGGTTTGCAAGCTGCTTAATTGATCTTTGTTTTTTGTATGATTGCTTAAAGCAGCAACAATCCAAATTTTACGTAAAGCATCGGTTAAATTAAATCGTTCATTGTCACCAATATTCTGATTTACTTTGGCAGCTGCTACAGTTCCAAGTGCAGTTCCTACATCTGCCATTTTTTGAGCATTGTCAATTTTAGTTGCTGCATAGTCATAATCCTGTCCAATTACAACAGAAACCTTATCAGCAGCAACGCCTTCAATAGCTCTTAAATTAGCAGCTGGTGCTGAATCCCCACCATAATCATAACCTTCTAATAAAATTTGACACGGCATAAATTGAGCACCTGCCCAATCATATAACAATTGCGCTTTTGGTATCGCATTATAAACATCATCAGGAATTCCATTTAACATGGTAGTTAATCCAGTTGGATTTACGGAAAGCGAAATTTGTTTAATTTCACCAGCTCCTTCAGTAATTAACTTTTTTGCTAATGTATCATTTGCTCCTTCACAAATTTCAACCAAGGTTGTAGCTTGTGGCACAAGTAAAACAAACAGTTTTACACCTTCACCAGCAATACGGTAAAACTCTGTAATGTGACGGTAAACATTCACATTGTTATCTTCATCGTAAGCTTCGTTAATTCCTAAATTTTCGGCATCAACAACATTATAAATGTCCTTAACTATGCCAAGCGCAAGATTTGTTGCTGCAACAGCAGCAGCGACGAGTCCTGAAACACCGTCGCCGATTGCCAAAGCATTAGCACCAAATTTGCCTTTTTCAATTTTTGCTCCGTCTAAACTAGCCATCTTAACCTAAGATGTTTTTAAAGAATGAGCGAACAGCACCTGATTTAAAGGTAACGGTTTTCAATGTCCCTTTATCAAAGATCATAGTAGTACCTTGGTACACAAATTTTCCAGCAGCTGGTTTGCCATCAACTTCAGCAACATCACCTTCTTTTGGTTCTCTTACTTCTTCTTTTATGGCAGGAAACGTTAATTCCTTTTTATCCTCAGTGATAATAACCATTTTACCATCAACAGCTTTTACTGTCTTTTTTGTATCATGGTCAAAATCATCTTTATCATCTTCAGGGTCAACTACATCAACTTTATTAATAGATGCATAATCCGATTTTTTACCTTTTACGCTTAAATTAGCTAGGTTGTCGGTTGTAAAAAACTCACCGTTTTTATTTACCCAAAGTCCAGTAATAGAAGGATTGCTGCCATAAATTTTGGCAGCATCTTCTTTATGCTTTTTTGTAACTTTCATTATCTAAAATAGTTTTAAGTTAATTATACAACAGCTACAGAAACAATTGCTCCAGTAGCTCTATTTTTACGAGGCAACACAATGTAATGATGCTTCATATTGAATTCCCATTGCTGTGTTCTTGGCTTAGGTTTTTCATCGTAATTGGTAGTACTACCATTTGCTTTGAACATATCAGGAGCGTAAAATGAAACAGAGGCTTGGTAGTCAGTTCCAGCAGGAACAGATCCATACGCTTTTTTAGCTAGTGCAGCAGAGTAATAAGGGTTTTCGATATACCAATACACTTTAAACCCATACAAACGAGCTGACAACATTCCGCCTTGATCATCACTAAATTGTTTTGAATCAACTTTCTTATCAATAGCATCTTCTAAAAGATCGTTGTAGTGATCCGAACACAATACCAACACTCTTCCTTGCAATGGAATTTTTTGTTTGTCGTATTGCTTTTTATGAGTCAAAATATCCTTTAAAAGCATTTTTTTACGCCCTGTACCGTCATCAGCTCCAGTAGTAACCATTACAGGAGTTGTAGCTGTATTTTCAGCAGGAGCAATTGCATGTGCAGCTTTTGAATGCTTTTTATTCATAATAGCCTTTACATGCTTATCTTGAACAATACGAATTTTATCGTATGCCAAGTATTGAATCTCATCATCAGTAACAACCGTTACTTCAGTTTGATATTTGTCCAGAGTAATTGCGATATCGCCATCAGTTTGTGATGCCGTTGGAATTGGGTATGTAGTGTTATTGATTAACACTTCAGGATCTACTCCAATATCATTAAGGTGTATCACTTGATTATCACCTCGTGTTGCCGTAACGAATCTTGATTCGTCAGTAATTTCATTTAGGAAAGTTGCCTCTTCAGTTGCTCTAAATTGAGATACTGCAACATCTGTCCATATTTCTTGATTTAAGCCTGCCATTATTTAATGTCTTTTTTTTAATTAGTATTATGCCTTGTATTCAGAACCAAACTTGGCTTTGTACAATGCGTTAAAAGCGTCAGGATTTTCCTTAGCTAAAGTTTCTAAAGCTCTAGGATCTTCTTTTTGGTACTTGTCCCAGTTCCATCCAGCAACTGGTTGAGCTCCGTCTACATCACCATCTTTACCAGTGATAAAATCAGTAATTCCTTTACGTTGTTTACCTACTGCTCCTTCTAAAGCAACTTCTAAAGCTTCAACACCACTGGTTTCACCAATAGTTCTATAAGTGGCTAGTTTTTCAGCAGTAACTTTTTTCTCAAGAGGCTTTAACAAAGCATCAATTTTTACTTTCGTTTTTGCCTCTACATCAGTAGTTAAAGTGTCATGTTCTTTTTTTAAGGCATCATATTTTGTTTGAATACCTCCTGTTTGTGAATCAAGATGTTTTTGCATCGCTTCTAATACTGCCGTATCAGATGAATCCGCCGAAACACCTACCAATCCAAATCTTGCAATAATTGCAGTTTTCATTGTTTTTGTTGTTTTTAAATTATTATGATTATTTTCTTGTGTATGTGTAAGTAGTGCCGAAAAACGTCCATACACATCTGTTTCGGCGAGTGCTTTTGTTTCATTAATTTTAATATCAATTACAGGATCTACAATCCTGTCAACAAGTCCTTCTTTTTCGGCTTTTTTTGCATTGAAATAGGTATCCCCATCAAACCACTTCATTACATATTTACGAGTCTTTCCTGTTATACGCATTAGATCTACAATGAAATTCTCATTCATATCATCTAACAAGTCTGCATTTGAACGGTGATCCTTCGCAGTTCCTCGAGTTGATCCTTGCGCTTGATGGATCATTATAAATCCGTTAGAAACAATAACTCTCTCATCAGCAGCAGCTAATAAAAAAGCACCCATTGAAAAAGCAGTACCATCAATTTGAATTATAATTTTTGCTTTTGATAATTGTAAGCGAGATTTCATATAATTTCCTGCGAATACATTACCACCATCTGTATGAACATGCACAAAAATAGTATCGTACTTTTCTTCAAGTGCTGAAAAATAATGCTCAAAATAGGTGTCATCACCTTTCCAAATCACACCATGTAGTGTTATTTTATTGTCTTTAACTCGTATTAACATCCGTTATTTTTATTGCTTTTGAGCCTCAAAAGTGATGTAATAAATAGCTTAAAACAACATTGCTTGCAAGGCTTGCAAACAACGTTGCAAGCCTTGCAAGCAAGTAAAAAAGTAGGGTTCAGTATGTGTACTTTCGTACACATACAAACACATAAACAATGTGATTCATTTTAGAATGAAGTTTAATTTATCGGTCTTTGTATTTGTCATCGGAATGTTGGCATTTATGGGTTGCAGCCACGCTAATGCTGCCCCAACCAAAAAACAAACAACTGATATCAGTTTTAGTCAAATGACTATGACAGCTACAGTAATTTTAGCAGATGAAAATATGGAGGTTTTACAAACTTTTAAAGTTAGTGAGGCTATTCATGTATTCAAACCAATTGTATGTTTAGAATTAGAGAATCCCTTGTTATTTATGGAGGATAAATATGTCGTCAGCCATATAACGGACACTAATTTATATACAGCTAATTTCAATCATAAATTATACACAAGAACTGATCACAATCAGACCCAGCTAAACTTAAATAAGTTCACTAAGAACTCAATTAAAATAAGAGCTGATAGTCGTAAATGTGCTAAATCATAAATAAGATACCCTAATTAATAATAAAAATCCTTCCTAATCAAAGGAGGGATTTTTTAAAATCGTGAGGTGGAGAAGTTGGTATCTCGTTGGACTCATTATCCAAAGGTCGGCAGTTCGAGTCTGTCCCTCGCTACAAAATTTTAATAATGGCTTTAAACAACAAACAAAAACTAGCAATAGCTGAACGAATGTTCATTGAAGATGGAGATACAGCAAAATACATTGCTGAATTTCTAGGTAGTTCTGAGCAAACTTTAAGCCGATGGCGTAAAGGGCGTAAAGGAGAAAAAACATGGGATGAACGTAGAGCTGAAAACCTATCTGCACCGCATAAAATAAAAGAGCTTCTAGTAAAGCAGCTCGAGTTGGTTGCAAGTGGCGAAAAGGCAACGGTTGATGCTGATGCACTTTCCAAAATATCACGAGTACTTCAAGATGTAAGTTCTAAAACATCTGTACAAGTAGTGTTAAGTGTTTTTAAAGAATTTGACAATTGGCTAGCTGATCAAGAACCTGAAATAGCAATTACATTTTTAAAATGGCATAAGAATTTTATCATGTATAAAGCATCGATTGAATAATGGATAAGAAGTTTGAAAAATTTATACTTCAGTATGATGAGCATTGTAAGCGAATATATCGCTCTACACAATTAAAGCTTGGCGAATCTCCCAAGGATAAAAATGCTCGTATAAAAAAACTGGAGGCAAATTATGTAGATTGGTTCGAGTACCATTTTAACATGTACGCCAAGTCTAAATGCGCCCCATTTCATAAGCGTTTAGCAAAAATTATAATAGACAACCCCACAGCCTCAGTACTGGCTGAAATTTATAGAAGTGGTGCAAAATCTGTCCACGTAGATTTAGGAATACCGCTGTATTTGTATTTAGTGAAAAAAGAGCTGTTCTTTATGCTGCTAGTCGGTCAAACCGAAACTAAAGCTAAGAAGCTACTGTCTGACATTCAGGCGATGCTACAACACAATCAGCGGTTAATTTCTGATTACGGTATGCGTTTTAAACGTGGAAACTGGGCTAATGGAGATTTCAGTACTACAGACGGCGTTAAATTTTACTCGTTAGGTTACGGTCAAAATCCAAGAGGTATTCGTGAGTTAGCTGAACGACCAGATTATATCGTTGTTGATGATATTGACACCAAAAAAAGAATGAAAAACGATCGTTTAAGCCGTGAAGCTTTAGAATGGGTGTGGGAAGATTTACAAGGTACTTTTGATGAAGGATCATTACGCAGAAGATTTATAGTTGCAAATAACAACTTCCACAAAAACACCATCATTAATAAATTGAAGATTGAGTTTAAACGCATCAATAAAATTGCCAAAGAATACGGAGATAAAATTGAACATTTTGTAGTATCTGTAAAAGCTGTTAAGGATCTAGAAAATTTTGAGCCAGCTTGGAAAGAAAAAACAAGTGCTGCATACTGGAAAAAGAAGTTTAGAAAAACACCGTATCGCTCATTTATGCGTGAATATATGCATGTTCACATAACAGACGGTACAATATTTAAAAATGAGCAAATTCATTATAAGCAACGCTTACAATTACGACAGTACGATGGTTTGGTATTGTATGGCGATTTAAGTTATAAAGATGCTGGAGATCACAAAGCCATGTTACTGATAGGAAAAACAGGACGTGAATATCACATCTTAGCAGTTTACAATAGACAAGGATCAAGAGCTGAATGTGCTAAGTGGCTTTATGACTTGTATGAAGATAGAAACTTAGCCAAATACAACATCCGCTATTTTATTGAAGGTTTGTTTGCTCAAGATGAATTTGTAAATGACTTTGATACTGAAGGAGATTTTAGAGGCTACCATGTTCCAGTTGAAGCAGATCAGCGACCAAAAGGAGATAAACATGACCGTGTAGAGTCTATGGCAGGTTATTACGAGCGTAATAATATATTTATTGATGAAGCGCTGAGAGAAGATCCTGATACAATGTTACACATTGAACATTTACTTGCTTTTGAAAAAGGAAGTGGAACTCCTGATGATTCACCTGATGCACAACACGGTGCAATTTCAAAATTAAACGCAGTAACCTATGTGCAAAAGTTTGAAACTAGATTAAAAACAAGAGCTGAAATTTTAGAAAAAAGTAAAAACAGATACTAATGGCATTTTTAACAAATGAAGATTATTCCGCATTAATCAGAAAAGAAATACAAGACGTATTGGCTGAAACTGAATTTAATAGTGTCGATGAAGTTCAAAAACTTTCAAAGGCTGAACAAATGGCAATATCTCAAGTAAAGAATTACTTATTTGGAAGGTACGATACCGATAAAATATTTGTAGATGCTGGAGAAGAACCTGACACAAGAAATCCGCATATTATTATGACAACGATTGATTGTGCCTTGTATCATTTGTACACTTCTATTGCTCCTAATTTAATGCCTGAGCATCGTGCAACACGTTATCAAGATGCTTTAAACTGGCTACGTGATGTTGCAAAAGGAGATATTAATGCAGATTTACCGAGAAAATTAGATGATGCTGGAGAGGAAAAATTTGATTTTAGGATAGGTTCTGAAAGAGAAAATGAAGATAATAGATGGTAACAAGCTCTTTAACACTGTTTAAATACCGTTTAAATTAACCGTAGATTAATTATTTATAAAAAGTTATATGAAGATTTTAGGATTTGAAACAAACGCTTACAAACGCTTTATTGAGAGTTTTGCGAAACAAAAAGATACTGGAGCTGGAGGGCGATTAATTCAGGCTGATAAAGATATTATTGCAAAAATAGTAAATGCCTTTAAAGATACCAGCAGAAAAAATATTGAAAAATGGCGTACTGCTATTCAGTTAACACAACTACCTGAGAAGCCTCGCTTTCAGATGTTTCAAGATTTAATCGATGATTTAAGTACCGATGGACATTTAAAAGCGCAAATTAGACTTCGTACTTATTCTATTTTAAATACTGAATTTAGTATTATTGATAAAACCAATAATAAATCTAATGAAGAAGCTAGTGAGTTTTTTAACCAACAATGGTTTTACGACTTTTTATCACACGCTATAGATGCTAGTTTTAGAGGTCACACATTAATTGAATTTAAAGCATTTTGGAAAGATAAAATTGAATTAGCATTAGTACCTCGTAGAAATGTTGTGCCTCAAGATAAATTAGTGATCCCTGATTTGGGAAAGCAAGATACGGTTGATTATACTGATCCATTTTTTGAAGACTGGTTAATTGAAATTGGAAGTGCTGACAATCTTGGTATCTTAAATGATATTGTACCTAACTTAATTTGGAAACGAAATGTAGCGCAATCTTGGGCTGAGTTTTGCGAAAAATTTGGAATGCCTATGGTAACAGCAACAACCAATACAACTGATAGCAAACAATTAGATAAAATTGAATATATGTTGCAGCAAATTGGTGAAGCTTCAACTGGAGTATTCCCTTTAGGTACTACGGTTGATATTAAAGAAGCCAGCAGAACCGATGCCTACCAAACATACAGCAATTTTATTGCTTTTAATCGTGAAGAAATTAGTGTCGCTATTGTAGGTGGAACAATGTTAACCAACGATGGAGCTAGTAGAAGTCAAAGTGAAGTACACGAGCGTAATTTAGATGATAAAATTGCCATTGCTGAAAAGCGTTCATTAACTTTTTTAGTGAACGACGTATTGATGCCTTTATTAAAAAATCAAGGCTATACATTTATAAAAGACAATGATAAATTTACGTTTAATAAATCACACAATTTAGCACTTGATAAATTTTGGAAAATTACACAAGGTGTTTTAAAAGATTATGAAATTGATGATATAGAGTGGTTATCTTCAACGTTTCACATTCCTATTGCTGGTAAAAAAAAAGTCCAAACCCAACCAACAAACTTAACTAATGTAACAGCTTTAGGTGTGCGAATTCCAAATTATCCTGAAGCTTTGTGTTGTGGAAATTTTACAGCTGTAGCTTCAAGTGTTCGTGATAAAATAAAAATACTTCAAGAACAATTAGCACGTGATATATGGGAAAATAAAAATACAATAGGTTCTCAGGCTCAAATTATTGCCGATGAAAGTTTATTATACATCAAAGGCTTTCAAAATGGATGGACTGGAAGAGCTGAAGCTGCTTGGGATGCACCTGATCATTTAATGTTGCAAACAATGGAATTAAATATTGTTGAATTTGCAGCTTCAAAAACCGAAGCTCGTTTAGCAGCAATGACAGATTTAATGATCAACCGTGATAAAAATCAGATCAGATCTTTTAACGATTTTAAAAATGAAGTTGATAAAGTTACTAGTAACTATAATAAAACTTGGCTAGAGACTGAGTATAACTTTACTATTGCAACTGCTCAAAATTCAGCAGCATACATACGCCAAAAATCTGAAGCTGATAGTGTAACGCCTTATGTACAATATCAAACTGTAGGCGATGATCATGTTCGTGAAGAGCATCAATTACTAGATGGTAAAGTTTTTAACTTAAATGATCCTGAAGCAATGCGCTTGTATCCGCCAAATGGTTACAATTGCCGTTGCGAAATGATTCAATATGTAGGTGATAAAAGTAAGGTTGTAACTGGCAAAGCTGCAATGTCATTAATGGGTGATAGTTTTAAAGATTCTGACTTTAGTTTTAACAGAGCTGATGCTAAACAAGTATTTACAAAAAGTCAATTTTATACTGATGATGGCGAAATACTAAATAAAATAAACGATATCAATTACACTTCATATAGTGGATTATCAAGTTTGAAAGTACTTCAAAAAGGCTTAAAAAAACTAAAATTAGACACTACAATTATTCCTGGGAATAAAGATGAATTGTTTAGGATTGATGGTAAACGTGGAAAACAAGCGTTTATGGGCTTTAGCGACCACTTACAACGTAAAATAATACTAAAAAATGATGTGTATAAATCGCATACTTCAGGAAAATACCTAAAAATTGGAGAGGACAGACACCAACTTTTTCCACATGTAAAAAATGCTTTAAATAATGCTGATGAAGTTTGGTTAAATGCCGTATCTGACAAAAAATACCAAATGCGTTATTTAAAGTTTTTCGCAAATGATGTATTGGTAGTTGAAACAATTTTAGGAAGTACCAATAATGAAATAACAACGTGGTATAAAATGAAAGCTAAAGAAGAAGTAATTAGAAAAGGATTGAAAATAAAATAAGTAAAAGTTTATGAAACTTAGTCCGTATAAACTCTTAAAAAGAGCCGACTCTATAAATGCTAATCGCATTTTTTAATTGAAGCTTCATAAACTTCTAATGCAAAGATATAAAAAATGAGTGCAAAAGCAAAATTAGAATTATTGCTAGAGCTTAAAAACAAGCTCTTTAACAATAAATTAGTACAAACACAACGGAAGTTGAGTAAAACAACCGATCGTATGAAAGGAAAGCTAAATCAGTTGAAATTATCAACTGTAAATGCTTTTAGTGCAATGCGAAGTGAAGTTCCTTTATTTGGGCGTGCAATGGATTTATTGGGTAATCCGTATGTATTGATGACGGTTGGCTTGCTGTCAGTCGTCACGCTGTTAGGCAAAGCAACTGTAGAAGCTAAAAAATTCAATTACGAGTTTCTTCAGATAGAGCAATTAAATCTTGACAAACAAAATAAGGATCTAAAAACCTATAAAGGGTTAATCATGGATTCTGCATTTGAAACTGGGAAAGGGCTTGTAGATACCACAAAGGCATATTATGATATTCAATCTGCTTTAGGTTTTTATGGTAAAGATGCTGAAAAGGTGTTTAAAAATGTAGCCAAATTTAGTACAGCAACTGGTGCAGAACTCAATGACTCTATAAATGCAACTTCCAAAGCTATTAAAGCATTTGGTTTAAATGCAAACGATACTGATATGTTACTAGCATCCAATGCTAAAACGGTGCAGGTTGGTATTACAACATTTAGAGAATTGGCTCAAGTACAAACAGAATATGCAGGTGCAGCTGCTGGAGCTGGGCAAAAAGTAGATTCGGCAAACAAACTATTTGCAGCTTTTACATCCATTGCCAAGGACAGTAGAACCGCTGCCACTTTAACTAAGACGGCTTTTCAAGGTTTAACACAAGATGCAACCGTTAAAGGTTTAAAATCTATTGGAGTTGAATTGTACGATGCTAAGGGAAATTTAAAGGACTTAGACGGTATTTTACGCCAAGTAGATAGTAAGTTTAAGAAAATGTCTCCAAAACAAATTGATGAATTAATAAATAAAATTGGTGGACCTGAAGGATTGCGTGCATTATTAACAAAATTAAAAAATGGTGCTGGAGATTTATTCTCAACATTTGAAGCGTTTGACTCTTCAAAATTTGATTTGGATAAAGCGTTAAAAAATGCGCAAGGTGATGCAACTGTTTTAGGTCAAATTGTAAAAGCAAGGTTCAATACTATTATGGCTAAACTAGGAGAAAAAATACTACCATTAGTGGTACGCTTTTTACAAAAAGTAAACGACGTGTTAAAATGGGTGTACGATAAATTTGACTTACTAGAAGATATTGTAGAATCTATTGCTATTGCCTTTGGAGTGCTTGGCGCACGCTTGCTATTTTTTCAATCAATGGCGTGGGCATCTGCTATTGCTTCAGGAGGTTTAAGTGGAGCTCTTGGCTTAGTCACATTAGCATTGCATGGTATAAAAGCAGCAATTTTCAGTATTCCAATTGTGGGTTGGATTTTGTTAGCTATATCTGCTGTGGTATTACTATATAAACGTTGGGATAAATTTAGAGCTGTAATTGACGGTTTTGGAGCATCAATTAAAAGTTTCTTTAGTAATATGTGGAAAGGTGCAAAAACTGTTATTTCATCAATAGGTGATGGTTTTAGTGCTTTAAAGAAAATTATTAAGGGATTGTGGGATTTTGATTTCGATGCAGTTAAAGAAGGTGCTAGTGATTTAAAAAAGGCTTTTAAAAAAGGTGTAGGAGGTGCAATAGATGTGATACCAGTAACTAATATCATTAAGAATGGTAAACAGTATGGTAAAGCATTTAAAGGTGCATACGATAAAGAAATGAGTAATAGTGCTGCACTTAAAACTAAAAAAGGGAAGAATGAAAAAAGTTTATTAGATGAAGATGGAAATCCTATTACACCAGCAGGAACTACTCCAACTACTGGAGATGAAATTAAAAATGTAAGTACAGCAGCAACATCACCAAAAAGTATTACTATTGAAAAAATAGTATTGAATGAAGGTGGTATAAATACACAAAATACCACATTGGCACATAAATCTGCTGAAGAACTTGAAGAGTGGTTTCAAGAAGCAATGTTACGTGTAATTAGAAGTGTAGAATTAAGCTAAATGAGCAATTTTATAGAAAAACTAAACAATGTGTCTAAGGCAGTTGAACGGCTGCCTCAGCGCATTGCTGTGGTTGCTGTAAACTTTAGTAAGGAACGCTTTCGGCAAAAGAACTGGGTAGATCGTAGTCGAGTAAAGTGGAAACCAAGACAACGTAAAGATCGTGGCTCATTAATGGTACGCACAGGAAGGCTAAAACGTTCAATACGTAAAATTAGAGTTGCTAAAGATTATATTATAATTGGTACAAATGTACCATACGCACAAATACATAATGATGGTGGAACTATTAATAAAATGGTATCCGTAAAATCACATAAAAGAAAAGTAACGGTACAACGCCAAAGAACCAATATTAGAACTAGAAAAACAACAAGGACAAAAAAACGTGTTGAAATTGGCGAAACAACCGTAAAAGCTCATAAACGTAAAATGAATACAACATTACCACCAAGGCAATTTATTGGTGAAAGTGCCGTATTAATGCGCCGTATTGAACGCCAAGTAGAACGAGATATTAAAACAGCTTTAAAACTATAATTTAACTGTCATTGCGAACTGTCATCCTGAGCTTGTCGAAGGAAAAGTGAAGCAATCTCACCAATAAAACTAACTTATGAAACGATTTTATTTAAAATTACAAGAAAAACTATTCTCAGCTGAAGCAACAGCTTTATTTACAGCAGCAAATATAAAACCAGTAAAAAGTATTGATTTTTACAAACAACAATATTTATCTCAAGAGTCGTTTGATCTGTTGGTGCTTCCTTCAGTACTAATGGATTTTGATATTATTTATGATGATGATAAAAAACCTGCTGCTACAACTATATCTTTACATTGTTGCTACGAAACATTTAGGCAAACTGGAGGCACAAAAATAACACCAGTAAAAGCGTTAGAGTTTTTTGATTATGTAGATATTATATACAAATTAGTACACAATTTAGAAAGTGAATGCACAGGAAAGATAAAATTATCCTCAGAGAACCAAGATAAGAACGATGCCATTATAAACGTACATTTACTAACATTTACGGGCAGTTATAGTGGTAGAGTTACCAATACTGCTGATAATTATAACTATTCTGAAGCTGATGGTGATTTAGAAGAAACAAGTAGTCTTGTTGAAAAACTAATAGAAGCTACTGAAGAAGCTAAACCGTATGATTTAGATTAAAAAAACCCACATCGTTGAGAGGTGGGTAAATTGCTATGAAAAAGATTGCCTTTCGGCAAAATGCTAATGTACTAATTTATTTTCTATTATAAGATTCAAATACATATCAATATTATCTTTTATTTCACTTTGTTCTTTAGCATAAATACTGTCTTTAACTTCTAGTTTAGTATATTTTTCAATTGCCTTATTAAGATACAATTTTGACTCTTTGAGCAATTTAACTTTTTTAGAGTTTAATGTAGCATCCTCAAAACTTGCAGGATCATTAACATAGTCTTTTAATCCTTTTGAATTTGAATATAAACTTTTACCTGTTAAATAATTAGCTAACATTTGACCTCTTAATAATCTATTCGTTGTTTTACCACTTAATTCTTCAGCTTTTTCAAGATCGCTTACACATTGCTTTAAATCGTTAATTGAAGCACGTTCTTGTAATTTTACGCTGGCTCTCATCCAATAATTTTTTGCTTCGTTTGGGTTCACTTCAATAAGCGTATCAGCATAATCATCAGCATAATGGTTGGATCTATTATTTACATGAAATAGGCACATTTTAAATAATGCCTCTTCATTTTTAGGATCTTGTTTAAGTACGTCTTTTAGAAGATACCTAATATCGTGACTACTTTTATCTATTTCAGTAAGTGAATCAGCCTGTTTAAGTAGTGTTTTAACATCATTTTGCGCACTCACATTAAGCGCAAGAACTAAGAGTAATAAGGTTGCTATTTTTTTCATAATTAACAATTTTTAAAGTTTAAATCATCTATATTAAAATCAATTTCAACGCCTTTAATTCTGTCATAAACATCAATATAATCTGGTGTTAAATTTTCTGATTCCTTTTCACTTTTTAAGTACTTTTCAACTTCATCAAGTGTATCAAAAGATTCAATTTTATCTTGTAATCCTCCTGAAGGATAGTAAGTATGATATGTAAATATCAAGTATCTTTTATCCATTATTTAATCTATTTTTTAACTCTATTAATTGTCTATTCAAAAATGTTTCGATAACGTTACTACCGAAAACTTGGCTTATTTCGCATATTGGAGTTGTATATCCTCCTTTTTTTGCTGATAAATACACATACTGGCAATCAGCAGCTAAGAAAATTTGATAGCCTGCTTTAATTGCATCAGTATAAGCTGTACTTTTTTTTATTTTTTCAAAACTAGTTGTAGTTCCCATAATAACAATTTTTCTATTTATCTAATGAAACAAACTCCCAAAAAGGGTTATTTAAGTGGTCAATTCTTTTACGGTAAGTAACTATATACGTACCGCTGTCTTTAGGTGAAAATGAAATATCCGTAGAAACTGTAACATCTAATTCTTTTAAAATAGGTATAAAAACAATGTCTTTATCATAATTTTCAACATTTGGTAGCTTTGTTTCGGCTCTTTTTATTATTATTCCTGAATCCATACTTCAAATATATTACTTTTTTAAATAACATTTTTTATACTTTTTACCACTTCCACAAGGGCAAGGTGAGTTACGCCCTAATTTTTCAGTTTTTTTAATGGGTGCAAGCTTCATTTTATGTAACTCAGAAAATAAACTTTTTAAGTTAGGTTCACCTTGCTTAAAATTGCTAATTAAAAAGTTTACAATAGTAGTACTGGTTACATTAAAGCCATTTTTTTTATACCTTTTTTCAAGATTAGCAATGGTTGCTAAATTTTGTACTGTAAAAGGTATGTTTGCAGCTGTTAATTGATCGGATATTGTTGGCATGGTTATAGGTTTTGAATAGTAAACATTTCTACATTATTTTGCCCATTTACAACTGTAATGTATTGTTGATTTATTATTTTTAATTCAGGCAAAAACTTTTTTATTCTGTTTTGAGAATCTTCAAAATCTTTGGTATGATTAATCAGTATTTGATTGGTGCAAAATATATCATATCCCATTTCATTACATGATTTTACTGAATCTTCTAAAATACTGTAATACAAATACCACACATTTGATATTTTTGAATCTGAAATCTTCTTTTTTACATTCCAATTTCTATTTTTCATAATTATTCCGTTTTAAGGTTATATTTTAAATTATTCCATTTCTGCCGCACTGTCATTTAACACCTGATAAAATGCATTAAAACGCATTTTAATCAGTCCGTTAAATGCAATGCTAAACATCAAATTCCATAACTACATTTTCTTTGCAATAATCACATTGTTCTTTACAATAGGCTCTTCCAAAATGTGGATTTATACAACTGTGTGGTGGAAATTCAGGAAACCCACTTATATCAGGTTCATTTGAACGTTTTACAACCTTTTTATTATTAAAAAACCTTCTTATTACATAACCTCTTAAAATGCTCACAGCTGTAAAAAACAGCGTTATAATTATGTTCTTTGATGCTGAACTTTCAAAGCCCATTAAAGGAAATATTATAAATGTAGATCCATACGAAATAACAAAACCTATTGAGGTGTTTGTTAATGATTCTATAAAGCTTTGTTTTTTACTTTGCATCCCAGCCAATTTGTTTAGATAGTTTAGAATTCATTCCTCCAAGCTCGTTGTAGCGTTCACATATAAGTTCGTTTACTTTTATTTCACTTTCTGTAGCAGCAAATGGTAAAAATCTGTACCATTTGCATAATTGTAAACGACTTGCTGTTTTTGCAGCTTCTAATGTTGGGTAGATCATAACTTAATTATTTAGGTACAGCCCAGCCGTAAAACTCATTCTTAGTGTACTGCCCATTTTTTATGGTGTAGCAATACAAATCGTACACATAAGAACGTATGCTATTTGCGTGTGCTACAGCTTCGCTATGTGATGTAAAAGCTATTGTACGCCCATCTTTAATACGGTCGCTTACATTTATACCTTTATTGGTAGTAAATATTAGTGGTGATTTGTCTTTTTTGCTATTTTTTTTCATTGTTATTAGTAATTAAAAGTTCATTTAATTTTTTTGATGTTTTTTCTTGCCATTCTGCAAGCATTAATACATATTTATTGTGGGCATCTTTAACAGCTTGTTCTAGGTATTCATCTTTAACACCTTTGGTCTCACTACTGAAATCATTTGCTTCACCATCATAAATTTCAGCATAACCTATTTCTGATTCAATTTCATAGTCTCCATCAAAATAATTATAGATTGACCATATATTTCCATCAATAGCTTTTAAAACATTTTGACACTTCTGTATTTCTTGTTCTTTATTCATAATTAAAATAATTTTTGATGTAAATCACGCCTTAAAGCATCCACTAAATTATTTTCATAAATGCCGTAACTTTCAGTAGGTTTTATTTTGCATAATTCCATATATAAACCTGTTGCTTCTTCATATTTAAAACTCATTTTAAAAGGCTTTCCTTTAAAGTCATCAGACTTATCTATTTGCTTTTTTAGTAGCTTTTTAAAGGCACTTGTAAATAAATAGAACATACATTTATCAGCAATTTTCTGAGGCTTTACAATCTCTTGATCTTGTAGTATTTCAACAATACTATTCAAGCTTGTTTTATTTAAATTGAGACTAATTTTCATACTTAAACGTCTGTAGCTGCTATAATAATCATAGCCACAAATACTACTATTAACACTATTTTTAACTTGGCTATGTAGCTGTTAATTTTAATAATCCGCTTGTATTGTTTGTAGTCTAACATTATCGTTTAGTTTGAAGAGTTATTGAAATAGTACCATTTGGCTTAAAAAATACTTTGTCACCATACATTTTTAGTAAGTCTCTACGGTGAAGTAATCCAAAGGCAAAGTCTATAGATGCATACGATGAAAAGTACCATCGAGTTTCTGCATTTAAACCGAAAGTAATTTGTGGATTAATTTTTTGTGAGTTGTTAAACCGATCACGATCTATTAAAACTAATTCAGTTCCAACAGCTATTGCTAAGGTCTCTTTTGCATTAAAAAATACCTTATTTACAAATAGCTTAGATGCTAAGTAGGTAGGATTTAGTTTTGCATACTCAGCTCCAACGCCAACTTCAAAATTAGATGCTAATCGTGTACCAGTTTTAAAAGAAATATCCAGTACTGGAGTTTTATCATAATCGTAAGCACCTGAAATTGCTAGTTTAGGGTCAAGTCCAAAACCTATAAAATAAGCCTCTTGGCTTATAGCTTTTGTTGCTATAAATAGCAGTACTATTGTGAGTAAATTTTTCATAATTTTATTTTTATATTACAATCTGTTTTCCAAATAATTTTTTTACCATCTAAAAGCAGAAAACAACTAGGCATATAATTATTTACTTCAAATGTTTCCCCAACTTTGTCGGCATACCACATGTAGCTGCTCTCATTTTTAATTATTTCAATTTCAAAACTCATTTTTATTGGTTTTTAACTTCAATTATTTCATTGCATTCACTGCATTTAATACCTATTTGTTCAAACATTGCAAATGCCTGAAGAACTACAATTGTTTTTTCGTAATTATGGTTGCATTTACACATCTTTAAACATATCTAATTGGTTACTTTCAGCTTCTTCAATTCGTTTTAAATCTCTTACAGCAGGAATGCCTAAATACTCATCAAAAGTGCGTTTGCTAATTCTAAATTGCACTTTAATGTATTTGTTGAAAATGGTAGTATTATTCAAACCAATTTTTTGATATTGCTTCGTAATATTTTGAATAATAATTACCGTTTCTAAATAGTTTTTCCTGTTATATGCCATTAATTTAAAATGATTTGGGGTAATTTAAACTTATGACTATGGGCTTTATTCCCTGCTTTTTTAGCCGATTTATTAAAGTTACTTTCTATACCTCTAAATTGTTTAATTAGGGTGTCTAACTCTTCTAAATTGTACTTGTTTAGTTGTTTTTTTAAAATACTTTTACGCTTCATAAAACCGTTAAAAACATTCCAGTCATTAGGGTCATGAATTCCTGTTGTTGTCGCTATTTTAAGCACAATACTTCGTTTCTTTTTACACTCAATTTCAGTATAAGCATCAATGTTTGTTGCAAACCTGAAGGAAGTCTCCAGCTTAATACAAAGCGCATCAATTTCATTAGGACTTAAAAATTTAGAGCTCTTGGTTCTACCACCAGTCCACGCATACACTAAATTATGTCTAGTACCTTCATCAAAGCCATTCTTTGAGAATAGTGTCATCAATTTTTTATGCGTTGCCATTTAATATTTCGTTTACAGTTTTATCTACACTTTCTCCAAATAACACACGATCATCATAAATCTCTTTAAGAGATCCTAATACTTTAGAAGCACCTTTATTATTTAATTTGTATAAGTGGACGTCTAAGTTTCTAGCTGTTTTATCAACACCTATATAAATAAATCGCTTCTCTGTCAATACTTTATAGATAGTTTTCAATCGGTACTTTAAATTTGTATACCAGTTGAAAGCTTCAATTTCTTTGTGATGCTTAATAATTGATTGTGTATTCATAATAATTAATTTTGTTCCTGTGAATGGTCTCGAACCATTGTACTCACCAGCTTGTCACAGGATGTTGGTTTAAATACTGTTTAAATGAAGTTTAAATGCTTTATTCTCATTTGTTGTTAGCTCTTCATCACATATCCAGTTATCGTTTGTATCTTTAAAAATAAACTTGTTATTTACCTTAAATTCAGTGTCTGAAACAGTAATTATTTGAACGCTCATATACTCGAAAATGAAAGGTTAATATTTTCCCATTTATCCCCTTCATTTGGGCGATGCAAAAACTGATAGCCATAGCCTTTCATTACATTGCTATATCCTTCTTTAACCAATTTTATACCTTCAACCCAACGTTCATCAGTTGAGTAATCTTCGTGTTTTAAAAGCTCCATAACTCTACTATGTTCTAAATCGCCTTTTTCATTTTTAACTAAAAATCCCATTAATAGCTCATAGGTTTTTACATCTCTCTTTTTTACTACGTCTCCTAAATAGTCTCTTAATAAAGCCACACCTTTTTCAGCACGTTCATCCCAATTTGGCTCAGTATCTCTACGTCTCACAATGCGTTTATCTCCTGAAGCATTAGTAATGCTAAAGCCTCCTTTAGAGTTACTCCTTATTTGACCATATTCGGTCAACTTATCTGATTGAAGTACCATAATTCCAGCTACCTTTTCTTTAAAATCTGCAACTTTCAAATTCAATCTAGTAGCTTCATCTATTAACTCTTCAATATTGGTATCTCTATTTTCTACATATTCCTTTTGCTCTTTTTCTCTAGCTTTCTGTTTTCTTGCTTTCATTTTAGCAAGTTTAGCCTCCATTTCTTCAATGGTCATTTCTTTTAAAATTGGTTCTTTCATCTTATTATTTTTATGGTTATTACTTAAATTTTCGTATTCGTGTACTTCAATATCATGTATAGCTGTCATGCTCGTATTACTTTTAAACTATTCTCTTCTAACTCAATCAGTTTACCAACATAATACCCTCTAGCTTGGCTTTTTCTACTATGTAAATAATGTGATGGTGAATGATGTTTTAAATAGTGATCTAATTCTGCAATTTTGGTTTCAAGCTCGTTTTTAGTATGTAGGTTAAGCACTTAAAACCTCCTTTCTTACTGTAGGAACAATAGAGCGTTCCCTGATCACAATTCGTTTAATTCTACGAGTATCTTCAACAACTAAAATTTGAGTTTTTTCCTTGTTAATTTCAACCATTTTATAGGTTGGTTTACACTCCTCAAAAATGGCTTTTTGTTGCTTTTTATCTGTAATACCATTGGCTGAACAAATCATACGAGTATCATTTAATGTGTTTCCAATAAGTTTAATGTAGTTTCTAGCGTAACGGCTATCCATTTCATCAAAACCATCTTTATTGTAGCGCACACCTCGTTTCATATCCATTTCAAAAGCTTCAGTTCCAACAGCAATCAATGACATATTATCCTCCATTTCATTGTATAAATGAATTTGGAATTTTTTAGCACTTGCTTTTAATGAATTTACTTGATCTAATATTAAAGTTGGAGCGTGCATTTTACGATCTACAAAAAAGTTGATGACTATTTGCCCTAAACTATCAACAGAGTTATAGCCTTTAGGAATTGACATTCCAAGACTCACTATTAAATGTTCAATAAATTCCCTAGCAGCCCATTGACGACATTTTAAAAAGTAATTATATGGTTGTGGAGCTGATCCTATAAAACCTTTTATACCTTCTGTTTTTCCAGCACCAGCATAGTATGCAATTGGTATAAACAACCGTTGCTCTTTTGCCTTATTAATGGCACTTTGCATCATTTTGTAGTTAGTAGTTGGTGCAATTTGCCATTCCGAAAAATTATGATGTAATGCATGTGCAACTTTTAGCCATAAATCCTCTCTAATCAAATCCCAGTTTTCACTTTTCATTTGGCTAATGGTTGCAGGTGATACATTGCACTTATTGGCTACTTTGTTGGCACTTCCTAAATTGATAATTGCGTTATCAATAGTAATTACAATTTCTTTTTTTTGTAGATTTGTCATGTTGTTATATTTGTTTTGTGGTTAATTCATCTATATCAATATCAGAGTCGTTAGAAGTGTTTATATCACTTCCTACGGCTTTTTTTATAATGTGTACAGGTTCTGCTGTTGCTTCATTCAATAATCTTATAGTATCAGCATTTTCAGCTTCATCTTTTGTAGTAAATTTTCCCATTAAATGAGCAACTTCATCATATACTGGAGTATGTTTGGCTAATTCTAAAGATCGCTGATAATTTATCTCTTTTATACGTGCTTTTTCAATGGCTATTCTGTTAAATTCAGCTTGTGGACTGTACGTTTGTATTTCTTCAAATGAATACGCTTCACACAAATACACTAAAAAATGATGTCTTTTCTTGAAAATAAATACTTTTGAAAGGTCGTTTAGATCATAACTCAATATCACTTCAGGTTCTTTACTGATAATGTTGTAATCTTCAATTTTAAAGTGATGTGTTGCGCCTTGAATATCGGTAGTAATTAGCCCTAAATTTGACATCTTTTTCTTCTTTTTCAAGCCAAAAAGCATAGATATTTGCCAGTTTTCAAGGAATTTTACATGCGGTTTTTCACTTTCAGCATGTAATATTTTTGGTGATTGGTTTATAGACTTATATTTTCTCGAGTAATATGAAAATGCAGTCTCTCTATAAGCTTCAACAATAAACTGGCTTTCACGCCAAGCATCATATAAATCAAACTTATCTTTATTGGCTTGTTTTCTAACTTCTTTTAAATATTCAGGAGATCTATGAGCATTCAAACGTTTACTTTTTACTCCTTCACCATAATAATATTCTGATGAGTCCATAAACACACTTTGCAACGTTCCAAACCATCGTTCTAGTTTTGCTTTAGATTGTGGGTTATGGCTAATAGTAACTTTTACACCCATTTGCTCCAATTGAGCAAACAATCTTTTTACCTCTTCAGTATTGTGACCAGGGAATCTATCAAACACAATTTGATACGGTAAATAACCACTCTCAATTACTGCCATTTTAACAGCTGAAATAACACTCCATCTATCTTCTTTATAGTCAAAATTATAGCCTAAAACATCACCACTATGTACATCACGCACTGCAATAATAAATAAGTGCTTTTTTTCTCCAGCTTCTGTTTTATGAGCTACTAAATTCATACGAGTAGCATCAACATGCCAACAATCACCAGCAAATAATGCGTTTTTCATAGGTATATAACCTTCAAATAGTTGTGATCCACGTTCACCACTTCCAAATCTAGCAACTGATGTTATAAATTTTGTATAATGCTTTTCAAAAATATTTTGTCCAAACCATCTACGGCTAGGCATAGGCTTACTTGTTAATCTGCATAAATGGCTAACTCTTCTAATAATGGCATCATTAGAATAATTTTGTCCCATTGAACGTAATTGTATTGCCCAACTTTTTACTTCTTCATCAATAAAAGTCAATGCATTATTGTTACCGCTTCTTGGAAGTGTAATAACTTCAACAATAGGAGTTCCTTCTCCCATAACTTCCATTACTTTTTCTTTAAATTTCCTGTAATTGTGTGGTAGATAGCGAATGTCATATTTAACTAACAGTTCACTGTATTCTTTAAAAATGGTATTTTTGGTTAGATCTATATTTTGATCCTCAATCCATTGTATGCAACTTTCTAGCAAAGCAGCTGCAATACATAAATTTTGTTGTTGAATTTTTGAACAATCTAAATAACTTCTTAAATAAACCTTGTAAATTTCTCGTTTATAATGTAAAAAATGAGGTTCCAACAAGGAAGTCGTTCTGTTTTCAATAGCCTCATTATAAGAATTTACTAATTGCTCTCTATCACCTAATGATTCTCTATAAAATGTGGGTTTTCTATTAGGTATATTGTTTAAAGAGTAATAGAAATTGTGCTTTATTTTTGCCCAGCGCCAACCTTTACCAGTATCGGGTAAAATATTATGATGCCTGTAACATGGTTGTACGGTTAATTTATATTTAGATCTAACTTTCCTATGATAAGCATCTGAAATTTGAAATAAATTATCTATAAGCCTTTGATGTAGCCAAACAACGTCATTTAATACTAATATGTCATCTTTTTCAAAATTCATGAAGCCATTTTAGACATCAGTTCATCAGCTCTCTTTACAATTTCTCTAACAGCTTTTGTATCTCTACCTTCATGTAATCCATTCAATACATCTCTTATATATTTATCAGTATATGGTAGCTCTTTTTCTAAAAATCGTCCAATGCCATGAAAATATTTTGTTTTTACTTTTGAACTCATATTAAAAATTTTACGTTAATTTGTATTATTATTTATAAGAACAAAATAAACACTTTTATTTATAATAAACAAATATGTTTATATAAAATAACAAAAACTCTTTACTTATGAATGGGGAATATGTTAAAGAAAAATTAAGAAAAGGTAATTTCCAACTCACGGATATAGCCGAAAATCTTAATATAAGTCCGCAAAGCCTACAAAGTAAGTTAAATGCCAAAGATTTAAAGGTGAGTTTTTTGTTTGCTTTAGCTAAAGCAATAAACAAAAATGTTTATTATTTTTTCGGTGATGAATTTGACAATGCTGGATTAGGAAAAATAAAGACTTTTAATACAGATAATAACAATACTAAAAGTACAGAAATTGTTACCCAAGAAAAGGGTAACAAAAAGGGTAACATTATTGAGACAAAACCAAAAGTACACAAAATGTCCTCAATGGAATTTGATCTACCCATTAATATTGTTGAAGAAACTGCCGAAAATAAGTTCCACGATGTAAAACACAGTCCTGAAGGTAAATTCCCAAAACGTAAAGGAGATGGTTTAATACCTTATTACAATGTAGATTTCGCAGCTGGAGGTAATATAATGATGTTTGATGATAATTCAGTTTCTCCAGCATACTATATGGATATACCTGAATTTTATGGCTGTAAAGCATTTAGGGCTTATTCAGATAGTATGGAAAAATTAATAAAAAGTGGATCTATTTTATTTGGTACAAAAGAACTCAGCTGGCTAGAACACTTAGAGTATGGGCAAATTTATGGTATTATATGTACTGATGGTCGTAGATATTTAAAATACATTAGACGTGCTGATAATCATAAAGAGCATTTATTACTACGCTCTGAAAATAAAGATTACGATGATTTTGAAATACCAAAGATAGCAATTCGCTCAATTTGGCTAATTCACGGCTGGTTACATAGGAGAACTTAACATTACATACTTAAAAACATCAATTTAAATACTAAAAATTAAACTCGAGTTAAATCAAATTAAACCTAAACATCATTTAAACGCTTGATTTTATTGTACTTTTAGTTTTACCCCTCATANNTAGATCAATTANNANNTATTGGTGCTTTTCTTATACTTTTAGTATATATTCTAAAT